GGGCTGAATTATTTCCCTGGTATTTTTTCGCAAAAGATTTCTTGATGTTTCTAGCCGCATCTTCATTCAACTTACCAGGTACTTCCACCACTCCCCCGATGTTGGCCCCGTTGCCAAAGAAAGTAGAACCATAATCCTGCAAAGCCAGGGCCAGGCCCAAAGATTCACGGGCAATGGCAATCACTCCTTTTCGGTTGCCATTTTGGGAAAAAAAGTTCTTAATATGGAGCATGTCTGCCGCTTCAATCTCCTTTCCCTTATAGATATAGAACAGCCTCCCTTTGTGTTCGATTTCTCCAACTTCGGGGCTGTGTAACAATTCCAAACGTTCCGGCTGGTTGTTGCTATTCCGAATAATACGGGCATAGCCGGCACCCCAAAGCAATGCCCTTACAATTATCGTTTCGATGAATTCCAAAGAAGAAACGTAAGGATTTGGCCGTGTATGAATGAGGTATTGAAGCGAATGATTGTGGGCAATTTCATTGCTTCTTTCCTTACGCTGGTAGACATTAATAGGCAGTGAACCGATAGTTTCCGCAATGTTTCTGGCGGCATCGTATACCGCTGAAAATGTGAGGGAATTTTCCGGGGTTACACTTACTCCTGCTTTTGATTGGGCTCCAAAAAGATTAAGAAGCCATTGCGCTGGATTGCTCACGGATGAGCTTCCAGCGGAACGCTTCTCCCTACCAGACCATTCAAGGTTAAAAAGTGAAAAAGATCCCAAAATTTTTTTTGTTTAAATTGCTTAAACGTTTAAGCAAATATAACTAATTCAAATATTCTAACCAACAAATATTTATAAATTTTTCCATGCGTCAGGATCATCATAAATACTGCCCGTTTCCTGGCTGAACAAAGTAAGGTATTCCCCTATTGCCATGGCTAAAGAAACCATGCCGTCTACTTTCTCGCTGCTCTTTGCTTTGTCTATCTTAATATTGCCTGCAGGATCGCGCCTGAGTTCTACATTTGAGGCCATCCAGCGCAATACGGGATTTCCTGAATGGTGGAGTTTTCCCTGTATGGCTAGTTTTTCCAGTTCCTTGGTGGGGGCCGACATGCTAACAAAACCCTGCCCAAATGGGGCCATGGTGAGCCCTTCATCTATTAGTTCTAACACTAATTGTGTGGCGTTGTATCTGTCGTAGGCTATTGAACGGATTTGGTATTTCTCGGCCAGCTCTAAAATTGTATGCTTAATAAATCCGTAATCGGTGACATTGCCGGGCGTGGAAAATATATGCCCATCCCTAATCCATGTGGGATAATCTACCTGGTCCCTTTCGGCCCGATCTCTGGCATTATCAGCCGGAACCCAGAAAAAAGGCAGCACATCAAAACTTTCATCTTCCTCATTTGGGAATAACAAAACCAAGGCGGTGATATCACGGGTAACGGCAAGGTCTAAGCCTGCGTAACATTCACGGCCTATTAGCTTTGCAGGATCTACGACAATGTTGGCACTTTGCATCCAATCCGCATCCTTAATCCAGACTTCGGATGCATCGGTCCAAATGTTAAGGTTTTTGGTCAAAAAATTGACTATCTCGGATGGGTTGTTCTGCGCCTGGTTACATTCGTCTTTCAGATATTTCATTTTCAAGGCCACCCCCAAATTAGGGTTTGCCTTTTTCCAGTTGGCAGGGTCCGTCCAATCGTCTTCCTCATCCAAAGTATAGATAAGCGCAAAGAAGGTATCGTCCTGTTTTCTACCTTCCAGAATATCAATGCAGGTTTTTCGAAGCTTGTAACAGGGACTTTCCTTGTTAAATCCTGCGGTGGTAATGGTGAATTGGAGAGGTTGTTCCCTTGCTCCCATGGCTGATTTCATCACATTGTAGAGCTCTGCGTTTTTATGCGCGTGGTACTCATCAACAATAGAGCAATGGGGATTCAAACCGTCCAGGGTGTCATAATCTGCGCTTAAGGGCTCCATTTTGGAAGCCGTGGCTTGTATGTGTAGATTATTTTGGTAAGCGGTAATGTATTTTTTCAGGCCCTTGCTTTTTTGTACCATACTCTTGGCCTCGTTGAAACAAATCTTTGCCTGATCTCTTTTTGTGGCTGCGGTGTAAATTTCTGCTCCCTGCTCCCCATCTCCCAGCAACATGTAGAGGCCCAAACCAGCGGCAAAGGTGGTCTTTCCGTTTTTTCTGGAAATTTCTTTGTATGCATATTTGAACCGTCTGGTTCCGTCTTCATTTTTCCAGCCAAAGATCACCCAGATACAAAACTTTTGGAAAGGTTCGAGCTCGAAAGGCTTTCCGGCAAATGCTCCTTTGGAATGAGTCAGGAATCTAAAAAAATCTATGGGCCTCTGGGCCGCTTCTTCGTCAAAATATAGGCCTCTTTCGTGGGCCTCTTCTAAGTCGGTTAGGTGTCTTTCTACGGCACAGCGTACCAAATGGCCTACTAATTCTTTTCCTGTAATTACATCTTCAATATATTCTTTTGCTGTTCGCTGGTCCTTCATGAGTTTTTTGGCATTTGGAAACCTCTCACTTCAGTGAGGGGAGGAAAAATATCTGCCGTCAGGCAAAAGCCCAACAGCAGATATATTAACTTTAGAAGTTACCTTCTGTCTCACCTTACGGTGGTAAATACTTCCTCGCTAATGTTATCCAACCTTCGCAATGTGGTTGACTGGCTTAACCCATTTAAACCTGTTTACAGAGCCACGAAAGAGCCAGGAGTTGGAAGAGCACCCCTGGGTTTCTACATGAAGGATAACGTAGTCTGATGAGAGACAAAATCTAACACAAGACTTAAGCTGGTCAACTTAGAGCTTTTACAAGCTCCTCACTTCAGTGAGGGGTCGTTGACAAAAAATACATCAGCTGCTTAATAAATTATGCTTTCCCCAAAAATGAGGCTAAAGGGTCTTCCTCTTTTGCTCCAACGGCAGAAACCTTGGAACGAGAAGAAGGAGTTAAACCAAATTCAGACATCATACTTCTAACTCTTTTCCAAGCATCGGCAGCCATCGCCACTTCTGGCCGTGCCCGAATCATCTTATCCCCCATTTGGTTAATCGTTTCATAGGTCGGTCCATTATCCTTATCCTTTACAATGTCTCTGGCTTCTCTGTACTCCGAATAGGCATCACAAAGCAGTGTTAAAGCCATGCGGTCTGCCGTGGTCAAAATCTGCATTGCGTTTAATTCTTTCGCCAATTGTCGAAAGGCTATTTTTCCTTTTCTATCAAGCCATTCCGGGGGAGTGGGATTATAAGCAGGTTTCGGTTTTGGCTCCTTCTTGTTGGTCCGGCATTTTTGCAAAGTACCAGATACTACTTTCATCTGTGTTGGTTTAGGTTTTCCAGCCATTTTTCAAAATTGTACTTTTCGTGTTTGCCTTTTTCTTTTCCATTCTGCACGTGCGTACGTTGCACTTCACGGGCGGTTTCAGGGATAATGTCCAGAACAATTTAAGTACCCCTCCCCATCTTCACTGGTGCGCCTCTCTTCCTGATTTCCTGTTGTGGCAAGAATTGCATAAAGATTGAAGATTTCTAATATTTAGCTCGTCTCCTCCCTTTCTTTTTGGTACGATATGATCCACCACAGCGGCAGGATTCACTATTCCTTTCTCCTGGCATCCGACGCACAAAGGATTGTCCTGTATGAATGCATTGCGTAACCTTCGCCATGCGGTAGACTGATAGAACTTAGTTTCTTCTGTCCTGCGGCCTTGTGCTTTGCGTTCCGGTACCCATGGCCGCTTACGTCCTGTTGGTAGCTTAGGCATTGAGATAGTTGTTAAGTTCCTTAATTGCTTCATCAAGCCCACGGGCCACTACTGCCTTGTAGCCTGCTGCATTAAGATTATTAACCCAATCCTTTTGTTCCCTGCTCACTGTTCCTCCCTTTTCCTTTTTCATCTCAATGAATAGGCCGTGATATCCTTGTTTTGGTTCGCATACCTGGAAGTCGGGAAAACCTTTCACGTACCCGGAATATTTCATCTTAATTGCCTGAGTTCTGCTGGTATGCAATCCTCCAGCACTGGCACAAAACAAAAGCGCTGGGTATTGGGCTTTGATGTAGCGCACAAAAGCCGCTTGTGTTAAGTATTCTTCTTGTCTCATCGCAGTCTTTTCAATAATTGTATTTTCTGGATTCTTGCTTTCGGGCTGGATCGTTGCCCAGATTACCGATTAGAAACACTTTGTTGACTCCTGCCATGAATAATTGCTTAGATATTTTGAACAATTAAGAGCTTTCAGAAATTCTATCCCCTTTTCGTGTGAAATTATCTCGTCTCTCTTTCCCTTCTTCACTTCTTCAGAATACATTAATGAACGCTCAATTGCCCGTTGATTGGTCTTCAATAATATTAAGTTCATTTCTAAGGCTTGGATTGCTTTCGTTAGATCTACCATGATTATAAGAATTATTAAGTGAATGATTATTCTATCTATAAAAACTAAGTGTAAAACTCCTCTTCCAGATATTCAGGGTAAGAAAGGAGTAGAAGTAAGGCGGTTCTTTTTCCTGCAGTTCAAGCGATTCAAATTCCCATCGCTTAACAGGTTCTTCCATTTTTTCAACATCAAATCCTATTTTTAATTTTCCGTTTTCGGCTGTTCTCGTATTCATATTCAATTCAATTTGTTTCTCTGGATATTAATTTCGGGCTTCTCCGTAGAGCTTCTCAAGGTTCTGAACAGTTTCTACGCATCTCTTAATTTCTCGGTACATTTTCGTCTTTTCCCTGTATTCTTTTTCCTTTTTCGGGTTTAATCGGGCCTTGGTGTCGTTGGCAGAAATATCACTTCTCAGTCTTTTCAACATCTTATTAAATTTTTTCATGGCATTTCTTGTAATCGATTAAACAAAGTGACTGTTAAGGTTCCTATTGCGATAATTAGAGCCGTTGTAATGCCTAATACTGTTAAGATTTCTCGCTTGACTATTTTGCTGTTGGCTTGGTTTTTCATAGTCTATTTTGGTTAAGATTTCATTTCAAAATTTGTTTCAACACCTCCACATTGGTTATCTTTCATTTTTTTATTTTATTGGTGGAATTCCCTGTTTTCCTTAATCAATTTCTTCAGCCAACTCATGTCGTAGGCTGGCTTATTCATTTTTTTGTCTCTTCTGGCGGCTGCTTTCTTGCTTCTTGCTTTCTTGTATTGGTTGCGATGGTAAGCCCGTTTGCAGTCCTTGCAATAAGAATAATTTTCATAAAACTGATCTAGTGCTTTTTCTTCCAGACAGCCTAAACATTTGGTTGTTCTCATCGCTTAATTAGGTTTATTTTCACAAATTATAACTCCAAAAGGTGACGTTTTAGCCCAAAAGTTTAAACTTAGCCCCTTACTGTCAGTAAATTGTTTAATCCCCTGTAGTGAAACAAGGATCAATTCCCCTTCCACTATAGGCCACATAAATCCATCAGGTCCTATAGTAAATTCAGAGAGTCCTGGATTAACTTCTTTTCTCCTCCTCTATACTTTCTTTTATTATGATCCTTTATTACTTACAGGGAGGCTTGAAAACGACAGCCGGGACGCTCCTTTCTATTATTCTGCTTGGTAATCTAATCATTATCT